CCTACCTCATCAAACGGAGCTTTGTTGACCCTCCACGCGTGTGCCAACCCCATAGGGCAAGGCAGAGGGCAAAGAGGAGATCATCGTGGTCGCCCTCGCGCCAAGGCTCGAACGCCTGGTTACCTATTGCTATGTTCGTCTTGCGGCGGTAGTTGCGCAGCTCGTTGACCAGGGCGTCCCTATCCTTGATGCCCTTGGCGATTCGTATCTTGCCTTGTTGGAACGCGGCCACTGCTGGGAAGATGAGGTCCTTCTTCGGTACCGACCAATAACCGTTCCTGGTTTCGGGGCGCTTGAGGGAGGTCTGGGAGCCGGTCACCGAGACGGCGCGGAAGTCCACCTTGGGGGTTGCCCTCGAGGTGCTGCCACGCCGCTGGAACTCCCTCCTGAGCATGTCCACGACGCCCCTGCCGACGCCCGTGCCATCAACGGAGAGCGTGACCTGCCCCAGCTCCCCAAACGCACCCTGCGGCTCCAGCTGCTCGACGAGGTCGGCCACCTTCCTGGCGATAGTGTCGTAAGCCGTGCCGAGCTTCGGGCGATGGAGGTAGACGAGGTCGTACACGGTCGAGCCTTCGACCAGCCGGTTACCTGGCTCCTGACCCACGGGGTTGAAGGGGGCCGTCCGGGGTTGGGCGATGCCCTTCTCCAAGACGGCGACCGCGGTCGGGTCATTACTTTGCCCGAGGTCCACGCCCACTGAGTAGCGCCTGGGTGAATACTTCGGCATCCGCGGTGGCTGGGGTTCTGTGGGCCAGGGGGATGGCGTCGACGTCGTCCCCGACCACGGGGTCGGGGATATTCTCTGATTTACCATTCGTCTCCAATCTCTAAGGCCTGCACGTCCTCTCCGGCGGCGAGTGCAGCCTCTACGTCGTCGAACGAGAACAACCCGCCCTCGGTGTCCAGAAACTCGCAGTAGAACTCCTGCCTAAAGAACTGCTCCGGCATCGTCTGGCGAAACACCTCGAGGTCCTCTTCGCGGATGCGGGGTGTCTCATCGCTCCTGACCATCACGCGCTGCCAGGCATCGCCACCGTGCCATATCTCGTGGAAGAACCCACGCTTGCCTCGAGGTGTGCTGAGTAGTACCTGCTCACCCTGCGTTGCTATCAACGCGGGCAGGATGCCGTGATAGTCCAGATCCTGGACAGCCGCAGCCTCATCAACCAGCAGCAGGTCAACGCTGTAGCCCCTGGTCGTGCGCTCCACGGCGGGCAACGCTTCGATGACGGAGCCGTTACTCAGCTCTAGGCCGGTCCTACGTTCGGAGTGGGCAGGCAGGGGATACCCGGCTCGCTTGTAGATGGTGGCTGCTTTACTGAAGAGCAGCTTGGCCTGCCGTTCCCCCGGCGCGACGATCAACACGGTGCTACCGGGCCGGGTGAGAGCCTTGTGGATGGCGAGTACGGTGGCGACCGTGGATTTGCCGGTCTGCCTACCGCAGCACAGTATCTTGCGCGGGTGCTTGGAGGTCAGCACGTCTACCTGCCAAGGGTCTGGATGGATGCCAACGGTGCGGGCAAACTCCACGGCCTCTTCGGAAACTTCCTTACGTAAGGAAAATTGGTAGGTGGCGACCGCCCGGCTCCACTCCTTAACCAATGCCGAGCGCAACCTTCACCTTCTCCCACTCCTCTTTGATGTCCATCTCCTCTACACGTCGCTCCACCTCTTCGGCTTTGAGCTTGCCGAGCAGGAGTTCCTTCCTCAAGGTCTGCGCCTGGAGGATGGTGCGGGCCACGTTCGTACCGAGGGGTGATCCCTCCTCGGGTGTCAGCCGTTCGATGAGCTTCACCACTTCGGCGTCGATGTCATCAAAGGGGCTCAGACGCTTGTGTAAGCGCTTGGTCCGCGCAGCCTTGATGGAGCGTCTGCTGTTAGCGTCCAGGCGCTCAGGGGGCATCGTGGTGACAGCGTTTGGTGCTGAGGTATGCGGTTCGGTCATCTAGCGGCCCATCATGGTCTCGAGTGGAGGCGAGGGTACCGGTAGGAGGGCGGCACCCCCGCCAAAAGGATGGGAGTGGAGAAGGCATGAACAGATGGGGCTGGGAGCAGGGTGGAGCACGAAGGGAGTCCGTGCGCGTGAGGATACGTGTGACACGCTCCCAGCCCCATCGAAATTTTACCTGTTGGCAACAAAGATGGCTACCTATGGGTTGACGCGCAGGACGTGCAGCGCTTCCGGCTATATGACCTTGCCGCCGTACAAGTGGAGCCCACGCACACCGTCAGCGAACGAGCCCTCGAGCCTGATGCCCTCGACATTAACGATCTGCTGAGCGTAGCTCCAACCCATCGGATGACCCGCAACGATGTGCGATACGACCGGGGCAGACCCGGAAGTCGGCACGTTGTTGGAAACCAGGATGCTCATGCCTGCCACCTGGCCGATGGCACCGTTTAGGGCGCTCTGTGCGCTCGCCGCGAGGAAGGTGCTGTTCTGCAACAAGAGACCCGCAACCCAAGGCGGCACCACGGCGAACCTTCCGGCGCTGGGTACGTTGAGCTCATCCAGCTTAACGGCAGTCTCTACCAGCTTCTGGTAGATGTTGGTAGCCGTCGCCTGGGAGGTGGCGGTGAAGTTCGTGATGCCCGTCTAGAGTCCGGCGAGATACCTGTCAGCCACCTCGGCAAGCTGGTAGCCGGCCCGACTCGTTGCGGCGTCCACGATCTTCGGGCGCATCTGCGCCTCGTCCACGTCATCGACCTTGAAAGCGAAGTACTTCGACTGGTCGATGAGCAACGTCTGCCGAGCGTCGGTCAGGAGCTCATAAGAGATCGTGGTGCTGTTCTTGGTGTAGGAGCCGATGGTGAGGTCATTAAACGAGTGAATATGGACCCGGTCGCCGTCGGCCCGTATGTCACCTTCGTAGTCAGTATTCACCACTCCCGACTGACCGAAGACGAGACTCTTCTCGAGGGCCAGGAGCAGCCGTGCAGACCAGATCTGCGGGATCATTTGCGTGATAGCCATATGTAATTGGTTCCTTTGGAATAGCAAGGGATTACGCCTGCCGCGTTTATTGAGGTCCGCGTAAGACCTGCCGTTTATAGCCCGTGCGGCTTATTGCTCCCGTGTTTATGCCGTCCCGTCGGACGTACTCTTATTATACGGTATGGGAGATATGTCTAGCAACCCCCGACACGTTTTGGGTTATCTGACCCTTCGGCCCCTTCGGCGCCTCCCCCTCATGGCACCCAGAAGGGGAGAGCCGGCACCGATCAGAAACCCGAAGTCGTACCAGTTCCCACTCCTTGCCTCGTTGTAGAACGGCCACTGCTCCCAGAAGCCGAACACGTGGGCGATAAGGATGATCCAGGCCGTAAGGCCATTCCATAATCCCCAAAGCAAGTCTGCCCACCACATGGTGATCCTCTCCCTTTGTACGTTATACTACTAACGCTCCGCAGCTAACCCCGGCTTATTGACTCCCTTAGCCGGGGTTAGCCTCGTTCCCCCTCGGGGACATCCTCGCCAATGTGAACCGAAGGGGCATAGGCAAGCAGCACCACACTTCCAGAGCGCAGAACGTGGCGCACACGGTGAACGGTGTCGCGGGTGAGTACGAGTTGGCCATCCAAGTCTTCAGGGTCTCCACCAGGAGGGAAGGGCTTACCGGCTTCCAGTGCTTCTTCGAGAACCGCGTCGAGGTCTTCCACTACCCCTTCAGGCAACTGAACCTGAGTGTCGCGAGGGAGACCCCGCAGATGTGTGACGGGACGCCCGAACTCGACGGTCAGGTCGACGATATGGTCCCACACGGCGCCAGAGAATTTGTAAGCCGTGTCCCCGGCCTCAAGTACCCAGGCCACCCTCTACCCCCGCTCCCCTGTTAGGAACTGCTGCACCCGCTCCCACGTCCCAGGCTGGTTGATCTCCTCGGGGCTCATCTTTTCCAGCTCGTCGCGAGTGAGCCGGTTCTCGTTGGGTGTGAGGACCGGCGACTTCGACCCCCGCGACCCAGCCCCAACTCGGTAGGATAGCAATTCCGGCATGTCCCGGTTCACGGCGGCGAGCTGGCCCTGTATCGACCGTCGGTCGGGCTGGCCGTCCTCTGTGGCCTCGATGGCCTCGAGGTCTACGTGCTTCATTATCCGGCCAACGCGTCCCTCATCGGTGACGCCCTTGGAGGCGAGCTCTCCCACGACGGCGCGACGGACGTTCTCGCGGTAGTGCTCCTGCTTGATGTTGGCGATCTCCTGATCCTTGGCCTCGAGCTGTGCCTGTAGGTCTTCGCCGCCGGATGCCTTTTCCCACTTCTCCCGCTCGCGAGCGAGACGGGCCTTTATCCGCTCATCGAACTCCGCTTGGGTGGTAATGGGTTCAAACGTCTGCTCTTTAACGGCTGCACCCTCACTGATGTCCACGTCGGTTCTCCTGTTCCTTCTTCCATGCCTCGTAAGCCTCTTCTGCTGATCTGTACTTAGGCCCGTCGATGACGTCCACATCCTCCTCGGCTGAGATAGGTGAGTACTCCACGTGGAACTCGATGGGCTCTTGGTCGGGCTGGTCGATGATCTCTTCGAACTCGTCCGCCCATTCCTCTGGCGTGCGCTTATTGCCGCGTCCCGTCATACGTTTGCCTCCCTGTCTTTATTGGTCTGAATACGCGTTACTGCGGCGTTCAGGATGGTCCAGTACTCATCTGTGTCATCGGCCGCGTCCAGGTGGTCGAGGTCCTCGTCGGTCATCTCGATGAGCACGCAGGCCGGGATGGGCCACGGCAGGCTCTGTATCTGCCGCAAGCGCCGCTCGAGAATGTCGGCATCCGGGAACATCACGCCACATCCTCTCCGCCGTGTTCCCTGTCGGGGTGCTGGGGGTCGTCTAGATAGCAACCCCTCCCGCCCACATAACCGTGTACACACTTCTGGGCGTGAGCCTCTTCGACTAACGGCATCCAGTTGTCTGACTGACGCCCCTCCGGGGGGCGCTACGCGCCGCTACAGAGGGGAAATTGGTATCAGGCTGAAGTTCAGCCACGACACCTTCCCCTTCGCTGATGTTTTTTCTGCCAAAAGTCTCGCTTTCGTGTGAGGATGACGCTCCTCGGTCATCATTCACGTCACTCGATTTATACGCGCCATCGTCGTTAATATAAGAAGGAGTTTGGCGAGAACAAAGCTCTGTGGCCTCGCTGCTCCCATCGTGTTTATTCTCGCCAAACTCCGAGTGCGTGTGTTGAGGATCGGTAGAAATCCCGACTGAGTCTCCTGGCGGCTTGGATGCCCGCCAATAGACCTTAGGCTTGCCGCGCTGGTTCATGAGCTGCTGTTCGCCTACGTCGCCCTGCTTGACGAGCCACGCAAGCGCCCTATCAAGTGTGCGTGCGCTGATGTTTTCTTCCTCCCTCGCTCGCTTATCGAGTACATCCTGCTTCTTGATGCCGTTCTCTGGCGAGTCTGGCAAGACGGATGTAACAAACCTGACGGCCTTGTTGAACTCTATTTTGTTGTCTGTCCCCAGGGAGATGTACCGTCCGCCCTCAAGCTGTATGTTGCGCTCCCACTCTCCGTAGCGCCCTATCCCGGCTATACGTCGCACGGTCGGAGCGTGGCGCCCCTCGGGACGCGAGAGGGTCACGCAGATATCCGCCTCGGCTTCGAAGGCCGAGGAACCCCTCGGCGTGCCATCCTTTCCCGCATGGCGGATTAGCGCGACGGCGAGGTTGTATTTCTGAGCGACAAGGCGCAGCACGCGCATTCTGTCAGCGACAGACCCGCTGTCGTTCTCCTCTGTACCCTTTAGGCGGGCGAAGACCGCGAAAGTATCTACAATCAGGGCGTCTAGGTTGCGCCTCTTCGCCTCGGCTCCCGCCCGATGAATCAACGCGTCCCACTGTACAGCCGAGACGTCCTTGAACTGCACGATCTTTATATAGTCCGGGTACTCGGACAGGCCGG